AGGACAACTCCTTGAATCAAGTACTTTTGATGTAGGTGAAGATGTGTTTTTAGTTAAGGATGATGGTAGTAAAGTACCAGCACCTGATGGGGAACACCAAGTGGTATTGAAAGATACAAGTGGAAACGAGAATAAGATTAGAATTCAAGTATTAGATGGTAAAATCATTCAGCGTGAAAATGTTGAGGGTATGATGAAACCAGAAATGATGAACGCTGATTTTTCAAAAGACATTGAGGATATTAAATTATCATTAAACAACCTCCTTGAGTTGGTTGGTTCTATGAACGGAAAATTCAAGACAGAGTTAAACTCATTAAAAACAGATTTTGATACATTTAAGAAATTACCAGAAAGAAAGTCAGTAGAGGAAAAAAAGACCTACACTGAATCATTTGCTGATTACAGATTAAACCTTATCAAAAATCAATTAAAAAAATAAATTAAAACAATGGAAAACAATAAGAAAAAATTATCATTTGCTTATGACTTGTCTGCATTACCAACTTACAACAGTTATGGTTCAGATATGTTGATTAAAGCAATCTTGGGTTTGACCTTACCAAAGTATGCTTCAATTAGAGCAAACTTGAAAGGTACTACTGAAAAAGTAGGTTTTGTAACAAACGATATTTATTTACAGGATTTGAGTTGTGGATTTGACCCATCAGGTACAACTACACAATCATTAGTAACTGTAGATTTATGTAATAAAAAATTAAATCAGACACTTTGTCCCTACAGTCTCTACGACACATATTTGTCTCAATCTTTATCAAATGCGAATTTCCACGAATCAGTTCCATTTGAAGAGGTTATCTTAACAGATATTTCTAACAGAATTGCAAACCAAGTTGAAAAACAACTTTGGCAGAACACTACTACTACTGGTGGAACTTATGGTTCTGCTTGTTTCGCAGGTGTTGGTCAGTTGATTACATCAGGTAATGGTGCTACTCAAATCGCTTATTCTGCTGCTACTCCTTCTAATGGTTTAGATGTATTCACAACTATCTACCAAAACATCCCATCAAATGTATTACACATGGATGACTTGGTGATTTTCACATCATACTCTAACTACAGAGGATTGGTTGCTTCTATGAGAAACAACTCATTTGTTAACTTGTTCACAATGGACACTGCTGGTTCTACAAGTGGTGAAGATTGGGCACTTATGTTACCTGGTTCAAATGTTAAAGTAATCCCAACTGTAGGTTTGGATGGTGTTAACGCATACTACGCAGGTCCTGCTTCTTACTACATGGTTGGTATGAACGCTGAAATGCAGACAATCAAAGCAATCTATGACCCATTTGAGGACATCGTGAAAATCAATGCACATGTTACATATGGTTTAGGTATCTTTGATGTAGCGTCTTTCTGCTTGTGTAAATAATCTTGTGGTTCATATCCTCCTTTCTTAATACAAAGTTAATGATATTGGAGGATATAACCAAATAAAATAAAACAAAAAATATAAAATAGAAAATTATGGCATCATGTTATATTAGTACTGGTTATACTTTGGATTGCAGAACCTCATCTACAGGTGGTATCAAAACCATGTGGGTATTGGGTGGTTCAGGTAATACAATCACTGGATACACAGTTACAAGTTCACAGGTTACAGCAATCGGTGGAACAGGTACTTGGTTCAAGTTTGAATTACCAAAACAATCAGGTTCTTTGAGTGAAACTTTGGGTGTAAACACTACATCTCAATCTGTTACTTTCCAACCTGAAATTGTTGTAAACTTACCGAAACTTAATACTCAATTAAGAGATACCTTTGTAGATTTGGTATCACAAAATGAAATCTACGCTTTGATTGAAGATAACAACAACAGATACTGGTTGGTATTCTTGGATAATGGTGGTTTAGTTACTGCTGGTTCATTGAATACAGGTCAGGCATACACCGACTTGAACGGAGCAACCGCTCTTACTATGACTGGTGGAGAACCAACATCTATCCGTGAGGTTGATGTTACTACTACCATCGCAGCAGTATTCACTACTGGTGGTTTCACTTTCCAATCATAAAAAAAACACAAGATACAAGGGGGGAATAAAAACTCCCCTTTTGTCTTTAAGCCAGATATATTTATTATAATATGCCACCAAATCCGTATAGAAGACAACCCAACATCAATGATATGATGTATCCAAAAGGGTCAAAACAGCCAAGACAAGTGTGGGCTGCTGTAATGAATGTGTATAAAGCACCTGATACATCACCAATACCTCCTGTATCACCAACGCCTACTCCTTCTATTACACCTACAAATACTCAAACACCTACGCCGAGTATTACCCCTACACAGACGATTACACCGACTAATACGGGAACTCCTACGCAGACACCAACAAATACAGGGACACCAACAAATACTCCAACGAATACAGGTAGTCCTACTCCAACACCTACAAAATCAGCACCATTTTGTAGAACATTTACGGGAACTGGTGGTTCACCAGCATATAATAATTTCCAATATTCAAGATGTAGTGATGGTGCTATAACATCAAGTGGTTGTGTTGGTAATGGATGTAATGTTGGTCCTATATGTGTTAGGACATCATACCCAGTTGTTGTTGTTTCGGGTGCTGGTTCAATAAGTTATGGAGGTAGTTGTTAATAATATATGTATAAAGTTGGAGATATAGCCTTTGATGAATATTATGTTAAAAGTGTTGAATTGGAATTAGACACTTGTGATTTAACAATAAAGGTGATATTTCATAAAGATAAAATTGAAAGAGAAAGACACTACAAGATACAAACAGATTGTAATGTTAATATTGATGAATTGATTAAAAACTTGGGTGATATAATAAAAGATGAGTAGAATATTTTATAGAAAAAGGTTTAGTGATTATCTTGGTGAACAACGAGCCATAGATGATATTGTTCAATTCTTTATTCCTGATGGTCCATTACCATCTCCAACACCATCTCCAACATCAATTACACCTACACCTACGCCTACTCCGAGTATTACCCCAACAATAACTCCAACGGTAACTACTACGCCAACCAATACATCAACACCATCAGTAACTCCGACAAATACTGTAACTCCGACAAATACTGTAACTCCAACCAACACAGTTACTCCAACCAACACAGTTACTCCGACAAATACAAGTAGTCCTACACCGACAATGACCCCTACTCCAAGTGTTAGTCCTGGTCCAACGTTTGATGCTGATGCTGCCGCATATCTTGCCGCTGTTATTTCTGCGGGTGGAACGGGTATTACCCCAACAATATCAGCAGCAACAAATACATTATTTACATCATTAAAATCAAATAATTTGTATAATGATATTGATGTATTATATCTAATGTTAGGTGGTGTATCAGGTTCAACATCATTAAACGCAAAACGAGTAAATAGTGCTTTTGATATTACTTGGAATAATGTTGGTAATTTAACATTTAATTATTCAGGTGTAACTGGTGGTGGAAGCGGATATGGAAATACAAACTATAATCCAAATATTGAGGCTTCACCAACAGATATGTCTTGGGGAATATATCACACAGCAGGTAATATGGAAAGTGAGATATATTCATTTGGAGCAGCAACAACTGCAGGTGGTGTATTAGTTAATAATCATTATTATCAAGTACCAAATATGAAATTATATGGATATAATAATACTGCTCTTGTAGAAATTACGGGAACTACCGCAGAAGGTTCTTGGATTGGAACATTTAATTCATCAAATATTAAAACTTTGTATAAAAATGGTGGTAGTGGAGTATCTGGTGCCGCTTTAAGTACTGTAGCATTAGCAAATACAGAATATTATTTATTCAACTTAAATATAAATGGAGGACCATATCCACCTAATTTCTTTAATGGTAGAATACAAAGTTTCTTTACAACAAATAATTTAACCGCAGGACAGGTTTCAACTATGGATAGTATCATAAACACATTCCAAACTACATTAGGTAGAAACTTATATTAAGATATGGCAACACAGATACAATTACAATCTACAAACTATAACGGACAATTAGCCGATATTACCTTCTATCCTTGTAGTGGGGGAACTATTAGTTTGGGTTATCAAACCATACCATTTACTTACACCAATGATAATTATGAAGGAACTTATGATTTGTTCTTTTCAGCGTTTAATCAAACTTGCCAGTTAGTTATTACTTGTCCTACACCTACGCCTACAGTAACTCCAACCAATACAGCAACTCCTACACCTACAACCACTCCTACGCAGACACCTACTCCAAGTAGTAGTCCGGCACCTTCATTATTGAGAGGTAATAGATTAGCGTTAGACGCTTCAGTTCCAGCATCATATCCTGGTTCTGGTTCAATTTGGAACGATATAAGTGGTAATGGTAATGTTATTACATTATACAATTCACCAACATTTGTAGCGTCAAAAGGTGGGTCTATTGAGTTTAATGGTTCAACCCAATATGGACAAGCACCATCAACATCATCATTAAATATTAGTGGTGTAAATGCGACATTTGAGGCTTATGTAAAAGTAGATACAACAAATACACAATATTTCGTTTTTGGTAAAGCCCCATATACTGGAGGACCATCAAATCAAAATGGTAATTATATTATTTTTGCGAATGCTAAACCTTTTGGAGGTGCAGACCCCGCTTTTTCTTTTAGTGATGGTTCAAACGCTATTTATAGAACAGGCACTTTTAGTGGTAATACCAACTTTAATCATATTGTTTATCAGTATTCAGCAGGAACTGGAACTTTTTACATAAATGGTAATGCTGTATTAACATCAAATGAATTTGGTCAAATTGATGGATGGCCTTTGGTTGTAACAACTGAAGATTTGTTAATTGGTAAAAGAAAAGATGATAATCTATATTTAGATGGACAGATAAATGTAATAAACATCTATAATTATCCATTAACACCAGCACAAATATTATTTAATTATTCAATATTAAACGCAAGAATATAAGATATGATAATACTAAACGAAGGATACAACAACGCAAACGCAACCTGTTCAAGAAACAAAAACTTGACTGGTTCTGTTTGTTATTTGTTCAGTTTCAAGCACAAACTATCTCAAGAGGTTTGGAGGCTTGTACCATACAGAATACCACCAAGTGTGGGATATGCTCCTGGATACGACTTATTTAGTATTACAATAGACCCCAGTCAACCTGAATCATTTTTGACGGGGGCAACAACAACAGGACAAACAAATGTTCACTTAATTGAGGGTGAGTATTATGTTAAGGTATGGGAACAATCTACATCCTTATCAGG